TTTTAAAAATGTACAACCGTTCTGGCGAAATCATATGTTTGTTGGAGCAATTGCAATTAAATAAATAGGTAGGGGAAAATATGAATGATTTTTTAAAAGATGTTATCAAGGAAACTGGTAACGAATATGCACAGGTAGTATCAGAAGGTGTAGAAGCTGGAGATGTAGAGAGTTTTATTGATACAGGCTCTCATATATTTAATGCTCTACTTTCTGGTTCACTTTATGGTGGACTACCACAAAATAAAATAACTGCCCTGGCAGGAGAAAGTGCAACAGGTAAAACTTACTTTCTTATGGGTATGGTTAAACATTTCCTAGACGCAAATCCACAAGGAGGCGTTGTTTTTTTTGAATCAGAAAGTGCAATAACAAAACAGATGGTTGTTGATAGAGGAATAGATGCAGACAGAATGGCAATACTTCCCGTAACAACTGTACAAGAATTTAGACATCAAACATTAAAAGTATTAGATAGATACATGCAACAAGATGTAGATATCAGAAGACCAGTCTTTATATGTTTAGATTCACTTGGTATGTTATCAACTACTAAAGAAGTAGAAGATACAGAAGCTGGTAAAGAAACAAGAGACATGACTAGAGCACAAGTTTTGAAAGCTGCATTTAGAGTGTTGACTTTAAAACTTGGAAAAGCAAAAGTACCGATGGTCGTAACAAATCATACTTATGATGTTGTTGGTTCTATGTTCCCACAAAAAGAAATGGGTGGTGGTGGTGGATTAAAATATGCTGCTTCAAGTATTGTTTATCTTTCTAAGAAAAAAGAGAAAGATGGTACAGAAGTTATAGGTAATATTATTCATTGTAAGAATCATAAGTCAAGATTAACTGTGGAAAATAAAATAGTAGATGTTAGACTAACTTATAATAAAGGACTTGATAGGTATTATGGATTACTTGACTTGGCAGTAGAATGTGGAGTATTTAAACAAATATCAACTCGTATAGAACTACCAGATGGTAGTAAACAATATGCAAAAACAATTAATAATGCACCAGAAAAATATTTTACAGAAGATGTTATGAAACGACTTGAAGAATTTGCACAAAAAGAGTTTAGATATGGTAACGATAATTAATCAATGTTGTACACCACTATTTTTAGATTTTTTTAAACATCAAATTACTAAATCTACTAAATGGAATTTTAATTATCCTATGGGTAAACCATTTGAGGATAAACATGCAAAAATTGATATCATAATGGGTGATACTATACATGATGAATTTTTGGCTGGTGTGTCTATGAGTTTGTTAATGATGATTCATGAAAAAGCAAAACAAAAAAATATAAATGTTCCCCTAGACTTATTGTTTTGTGGTATATCTATGAAAGATAAACATAGAGAAGATAATATACATACAGACCATGAAAATGATGAAGAACTTAAAGACACACCAATCATTAAAGTATTAGGAATAATAAATTCAGATTGGAATCATGAAACTGATGGTGGTGGATTTGAACATGGAGATGATATTAACAAACTTAAACCTGGTGACTTTTTAATATTTGACCCTAAAGTAAAACATAGAGCAGAAAATATAATTTCTGATAAAAAAAGAATAGCAATAGATTGGACTTTAAAAAATGGATAATTTAATAAAAGTTTATGATAATGTAATCGGTGATGATTATTGTGATAAACTCATAGAAAAATTTGAATGTAATAGACAACTACATCAAAACTTTGATGATAGAGGTATGATATTTACACAGGTTAATATTCAAAAAGTTGGTTGGTTAACTGATGTAAAATTTTTTAGTAATATATTTCAACAATATTTTGAAAAATACAAAGAAGATTGTGGTATAATAAACCAACAAATGCCAATGTCTTATATAATAGAACCTATTAGAATGAAAAGATATCTTCCAAATAATTATGATGAGTTTAGACAACATGTTGATGTTAAGGGAAAATTAAACTGTACAAGATTTTTAGTGTTCTTCATTTATCTAGATAATAATACTAAAGGAAAAACAACATTTCCAAATTTAGGTAGAGAGATAGATTGTAAAAAGGGAAGTTTATTAATATTTCCACCAATGTGGCCTTGGTTACATGCTGGACAGAAAGCAATAAGAAAATCAAAATATATTATACAGAGTTATTTACATTATGTCTGATATTAAAGATAGATATGTATATGTAGAGAGTACATCACAAGACCAAACATGTATAGGTATTCAAGACGGAAAGTTTGCTGGTGTAGTTTATAAGTATGGAAAGGTTTCAGTAGGTGAAGAACAAGAAAAAGGTTTCATGCCATTTAAATTTGAATTTGATATTATAGATAACAATTCAATATCGAAAGAACAGTTTGGCGATGATTGGACAAAATTAATAGGTGATATTTTAGTAAATATAATGGAAAAAGAATATGCAAAATCAGACAATAGAAAGAACGATACTAACGAATCTTCTAAATAACGAAGAATATATAAGAAAGGTTTTACCTTTTATTAAGTCAGAATACTTTGATGTAAAAGAAGAAAGGGTTATCTTTGATGAGATATTAAAGTTTGTAGATAAGTATAACAAACCATCTACACAAACATCTTTAGAAATAGAAGTTGGTACAAGAAAAGATTTAAACGATACTGAACATAGAAAGATTGTTGATATAATTAAAACTCTTAAATCTGAAACTATAGACTTCAGCTGGTTAGTAGATACAACTGAAAAGTTTTGTAAAGATAAAGCAATCTATAATGCAATCGTTGAAGGTGTTGGTATCATAGATGGTAGAGATAAAACCAAGACACCAGATTCTATCCCAGAAATATTAACAGAAGCTCTTGCAGTTTCATTTGATAATTCTGTTGGTCATGATTATCTAGAAGACCACGAATCAAGATATGATTTCTATCATCATAAAGAAGTAAGAATACCATTTGATTTAGATTTCTTTAATAGAATTACTAAAGGTGGACTTCCACCAAAGACTTTAAACATCGCACTTGCTGGTACAGGTGTTGGTAAATCTTTATTCATGTGTCATATAGCTGCAAATTGTTTATCACAAGGAAAGAATGTTCTGTATATAACTTTAGAGATGGCAGAAGAAAGAGTTGCAGAGAGAATAGATGCTAACATGATGAATATAAGTATAACAGATTTACATGACCTACCTAAGAAGATGTTCAATGATAAGATTCAGAAATTACAGAAGAAGTCAAAAGGAAAATTAATTATAAAAGAATATCCAACTGCAGCTGCACATGCTGGTCATTTTCGTGGATTATTAAAAGAACTTGCAATCAAGAAATCTTTTAAACCAGATATCATCTTTATTGATTATCTAAACATTTGTGTATCAAGTAGATTCAAAGCAGGTAGCTCTATGAACTCTTATATGATAGTTAAATCTATCGCAGAAGAATTGAGAGGTCTCGCAGTAGAGAATAATGTACCAATCATGTCTGCAACACAAACAACAAGAAGTGGATTTTCAAGTACCGATATAGGACTTGAAGATACATCAGAAAGTTTTGGATTACCAGCAACCGCTGATTTGATGTTTGCATTAATATCTACAGAAGAACTTGAAAATTTAAATCAGATATGCGTTAAACAATTAAAGAATAGATATAACGACCCAACAATGAATAAAAGATTTATCATAGGAATTGATAGAAATAAAATGAAACTATTTGATGTGGAGCCCAAAGCACAAGATGAGTTGGTTGACCATAGTCAAAGTGATGTACCGATTGCTGATAAAGGACAAGGATTCGGTAGAGGTCAAGGCCCTAACATGTCTGGTAGACCAGATGATGTTAATCCATTTACAAAAACAGGTCAAGAACAATCTAAAGAAGACAAATACGACAAATTCTCTAAGTTGAAAGTTTGATAAATAACATATATAAACTATACTAAAATGGAGAAATTGAATGTCATTTAGACGCTCTATGGAGCAGTTAAAACCTGCCCCCCAATCAAAAGTAAATATTCAAGAAAAGGTTCAGTTATTTTTTACTGAGGCTACCATGTCGGCTAGAGATT